AGATGGCATAATGATTAAGTTGAAAGAGCGGGTTAAGAATCTAAGAACAAGCCTGTACGATTAATTAACAAATAAACCGCTCTTGTATAATTTCTTACATATCTATCCCTATTAATTGTGAGAAATGTATTCTTTCGGTATTGATAATATTTTTAATTATGAGAGTATAAAAAAAGAACAATAAAGAGGGATAGATAAGTATGACTTCACAAGATGTGCTTGTAATCTCGGTTTCGGCTTTAGTCCTTACATTAATCATTTATGAGTTCGGGCAAATGTCGATGTTGTTTTAAGCGAACCACCTTCGGGTGGTTTTTTTATGTCAGGAGAAAAGAGATGTCGTGTAAATCATGTGAAGAACGTCGACAGAAGCTAAAGGCAATGTATGAACAGTCAAAACAGTCAATTTCAAATGCAATTGCTTTCCTTGGTGGGCGAGCTGGTAAAGCAGAACAGCCAAGTGTTGATACAGAACAATCAACTGATTCAGCACCTGACACAGCAGAGCAACCAGATCAACGAATTATTGTTAATACTCGAGGATCAGGAAGAGGAAAACGCTCCTAGATATATGGATGAATAACTATGTTCCACAGTATGAATGATGGGAAAGGCATTCGATATGTATATGTGAATGGTAATCGCATTAAGTGCGTAAGGTGGGCAAACGTAAAACAGGGATTAGTTTGTTTCATACCTCATCGTCGCTTTACCAAGAAAGATAGACGCAAGGGTGAAATATACACACGATTATTGCGTGGCACTGTGACAGTGGAGTTCATTAAGCATGAAGCTAAAACGATTGCAGAGCAGACTTGATGCCATTACACCCAAGCAACCTAGACCGCCAAAGAACTGGGGATCAGGTCGCGGTGGTAGACCATGGCGCAGACTTAAAGAAAAGATCCATCTACGCGATAACTGGACATGCCAGCATTGCTGCCGTGTTACTGCACAACTAGAACTGGACCATATTATTAATGTTGCACAGGGTGGTACCGATGATGAATCTAATCTGCAATCGTTGTGTCCGCCGTGTCATAAAGATAAAACTTTAAAGGAGAGTCGACAGTGAATAATGAAGAGCTTTTAGAACAGCTTGAATCATCTGCCAACTTTATGCGAGGCATGTGCTTTGATCCACGCATACCAAACGATACGAAAGAAGCACTTCAAGAACGTGCACAAGCGATAGATGAAGTCGTTCAAAAACATTTAGATACCTAGGGAGGGGGGGAGGTCAAAAGTTCAAAACCTTTTGCCCTCGGACACCACCCCCCATCTCACGTATAAAAAAATTTCTCTTTTTAGCTAAAAGTTAACTTTTAGAGTTAAGGATTTGCGATGGCTTTAACAGCAAAAATGAAAGCTTTTGCTCAAGCTGTTGTGGATGGCTTAAGCAATAAAGATGCAGCAATATCAGCAGGATATAGTGAAAAATCTGCAATGCAGCAAGGTTCTAAACTTGCAAAAATTCCAGAAGTTATTGCTTATATTGATCAATTTAAATCAGTTAAAAAGTTAACTCCTACGACCGAAAAGTTAACTTCAAAAAAACCAAAAGTTAACTCCGTGGATAGTGGGGAAAATGACAACCCTTTGGATGAAGAGAATTACGCCAAGGATGATCCGTTACAGTTTCTTTTAGATGTGATGAATAAAAGCGATGACATGTTCATGCGAGTGAATGCTGCTAAGGCTGCATTACCTTATGTACATGGCAAGGTTGCTGACAAAGGTAAGAAAGAAGCTAAAGCGGAAGAAGCTAAGAAAGCAGCCCAAAGCGGAAAGTTTGGCACCTTGAATAATCAATTACCGAGTTAAAACATGACTGCAATGCTCCCAGTATGGACAACCGCTTGCCCAGACTGGGAGGAGCGTATTGTCAAAAAGCAATCGCTCATGCCATGTGCACCACAGTTTCCGCAAGTTGCAGATGTTGCTGAGCGAATTTTTAAGGAACTCATTCTTGTTGATGTGATGGATAGCCCGAAGATGGGCGATGTCACATTGGAGTGGGTAATTGAATTTGTAAGAGCAATTGCAGGGGCATATAACCCTGAAACTAAGCGTCGTTTGATTCGTGAGTTTTTTCTTCTGATTTCTAAGAAAAATACTAAGTCTACGATCGCTGCAGGAATCATGCTGACTTTGCTTTTGTTAAATGATCGACTTTCAGCAGAGTTGATTATCCTTGCGCCAACCAAGGAAGTTGCCGACAACAGCTTCAACCCGATCCGAGACTTCATCAAAGCTGATGAAGAGCTCAGTTCAATGATTAATATTTCTGAGCACACTAAAACCGTTACTCATTTAGGTACTGGTGCAACACTCAAGGTTATTGCTGCGGAATCTAATGCAGCTGCTGGTAAGAAAGCATCGATTATTTTGATCGATGAGGTTTGGCTTTTTGGTAAGCGTGCCAATGCTGAGTCAATGTTCCGTGAAGCGAAAGGTGGCTTGGCATCGCGTCCCGAAGGGTGCGTGATTTATCTTTCTACCATGTCTGATGAAGTCCCATGTGGTGTATTCAAGCAATTATTAGATTATGCGCGTGATGTAAGGGATGGAATTAAAGAGGATAAAGCCTTTTTACCTCTTATTTATGAGTTTCCTAAGCATTTGATAGAGGCAGGTGAACACTTAAAACCTGAGAATTTTTACATCACCAACCCGAATTTAGGTGCTTCTGTAGACCTTGAATACCTGATTTCAGAGTTCAATAAGGTCAAAGATGCAGGTGAAGAGTCGCTTAGAGACTTCTTGGCCAAACACTTAAACATTGAAATCGGCATGAACCTTCGGGCAAACCGTTGGGCGGGTGCTGAGTATTGGGTCCAGCAAAACCATGTATTTGGACTTGAGCAATTAATTGAACAATCTGAGCTGATCACATTAGGGATTGATGGTGGCGGCCTTGATGACTTACTTGGGTTCGCTGCCTTAGGACGGTTGAAGAAAGATCCACGTATTTGGTGGCTTTGGAATCGAGCTTGGGCGAATAAAATTGCCTTGGAACGTCGTAAAGAGAATATCCCTAAATATAAAGACTTTGAGCAAGAAGGAAGCCTTGTTGTTGTCGATAAAGTGGGTGAAGACATTGACCAGTTGGCGTTAATTGCAAAGCAAATTTATGACAGTGGCAAGCTCGACAAAATTGGACTAGATCCACAAGGTCTTGGAGGTCTCATTGATGGATTAACAGGCGCTGGGATTCCTGAAGAAATTCTTGTCGCAGTCCCGCAAGGACATAAGTTGATGGGATACATCATGACTTCTGAACGTAAATTGGCAGAGGGAAATCTCTGGCATGCAGGACAGCAGTTGATGACTTGGTGTGTAGGTAATGCTCGGGTCGTGATGATTGGTAATGGTATGCGGATTACCAAGCAGGATTCAGGTGTAGGAAAAATCGACCCCGTCATAGCCATGTTTAACGCAGTGGCATTAATGAGTTTGAACCCTGAACCTACAAATAAAGATTACGAAATACATTTCATATAACCGCCTTAATTGGCGGTTTTTACATTTTGGAGGGGCTATGTCTGCTCTACATAAGTCATTCGGCTCTTTTGAGATTAAAAGCGTCGATGAGGAAAAGCGAACATTTACTGGTACAGCAAGTACACCGAATCAAGATCGATCGAAAGACATCATGGTGCCAAAGGGTGCGAAATTCAAATTACCTATGCCATTGCTATTTCATCACGACATGCGAAGCCCGATTGGCCATGTGACCAGCGCGAAAGTAACAGATAAAGGAATCGAAGTAGAAATCCATATTCCTGAGATCAAGGAAGAAGGAAAGCTGAAGGATCGAGTAGATGAAGCATACCAATCTTTGAAGTACGACCTTGTAAAAGGATTATCTGTTGGCTTTCTGCCGAATTGGGATACCGCTGAAATGATTAAAGGCGGCGGTATTAAGTTTGAAGATTGGGAATGGTATGAGCTTTCACTTGTCACGATTCCAGATAACCGTGATAGCGGAACAGATTTTAAAAAAGCTTTTGAGGAACACAAAGCCGCGTTGGGCAAAAAACCTCAGACCGTTACAGATGGCGTTTCATCTGAACAAAAACACGTTGTTGTCAAATTAAATAGCCCAACAAAGGGTGGAGTGAAATTGGTATGAACAAATATTTAAAACAGTTGCTTGATGCTTTAGCTGCAAAAAATTTAGAGCTTCAAGGGCATATTACTAAGTCATTAGATGGTGGCTCTACACCAGACGATGAAACTGAAGCGGCAATTCAAACTGTTGAAGCAGAAATTGCAGCGATCGAAAAGAATATCGAACGCGTCAAAAACAAATCGAAGCTGCTAAACATGCCGCTGAAACGGGGACGCCAGTTGCTGGTGAGAGTGGTGAAGAAGCTAAAGCCTCTGCCGAAGGTGATCCAGATCCAACTAAAAAGAAAACAGTGGTTACAACTGAATCCAATTTGCCAAAGGGTATTGGTTTTACTCAATTTGTTCGTGCAAAAATGTTGGCATGCCATGTTCAAAAGCAAGGTAACTTATTGACGGTAGTGGATGCAGCAAAGCAACTTGGGTTTGGTCAGGATACGGTTCAGTATATTGAAAAAGCTGTGCTTGGAACTACGACTGATGCTGGCTTTGCAGCACCATTGGTTCAGCAAGATACATATAAAGGTGATTTTTTAGAGCTGCTTCGTAACGCAACCATTTTTGATAAGTTGCAAGGTTATCGTACGGTGCCTTTTAATATCAAAATCAATGGTCAGGCTACTGGTGGGACAGCTTCATGGGTTGGTGAAGGAGCTAAAAAACCTTTAACAAATCCAACGTTTGACAGCGTAGAAATTAAAGAACATAAGCTTGCAGCTATTACGGTGTATACCCAAGAGTTGCTGCGTCGTTCTGATCCAGCAGTTGATCAGTTAGTGTTAAACGATTTGATTGCTGCATCTAAAACGCTTATTGATGAAACATTCCTTGGTACACAAGCACAAACCGATGTAACACCAGCGGGCATTCTCAATGGTGTTGTTGCAGTTGCAGCAAGCGGTGAAACCGCAGAAGCAATTGAAGCTGATTTGTTGAAATTGATTGAGACGTTTGTTGAGGCGAATTTAAGTACAGATGGTGCGTACTTCTTAATGAGCGAAACACGTGCAATGCGTATCGCCTTGCTTCGTGATGCATTAGGTAATACTTACTTTAATGGTATGAATTTCGCAGGTGCTGCCCGCTCATTATTGGCTATTCCTGTCATTACCTCTCAATCTGTTGGGGACCGAATTGAACTTGTGAAAATGAGTGAAATTCTTGTTGCTCAAGATGGTGGTGTGGATGTTGCCTACAGTGACCAAGCCACATTGACTGATGGTGCAACGACACATAACTTATGGCAAGAAAATAAGTTTGCAATTCGTGTTGAGAAATTCATCACATGGGCAAAACGCCGCCCGATTGCTGCAGCTTATATTCAGTACACCTAATCTTTATTCATTAGGTCAAAAACAGCTCCTTTATTGGGGCTGTTTTTATATCTAAGCATCAAAGTTGTTTAGCTATGAGAACAGTCTATGAAAATTAAATATTTAAGAAAGGCGCCGCAAGGAATGCCTGGTGATGTAGCTGAAGTTCCAGATCTACAAGCCAAAATCTTAATTAAGTTGAAGTTTGCAGAGTCTTTGGATGGCGAACTTTCGATTGAGTTCTTGAAGAACTTAAATGGAACCCTAGTTGTTGATGATTTTGGCAGTTTGGTTGAATTGCCTTTGATGGTTGAGCATCAATTAGAGAATGTTCAACAAGTGGTGCAAGAAGAGAAGCCAGTCAAACCCAAACAAAAACGTGCAAGCAAAGCAAAATAAGGCGGTAAATAATGGGCATTTTTGGCAATTTATTTAAGAAAAAATCGCTTCAAGGTGTTCATTCAGGCAGTGGATGGCACTCGATGTTTGTCCATGAGCCTTATTCGGGTGCATGGCAAAAAAATGATGAACTAACCCGTGAAGATGTTACTGCACATCATGCTGTTTTTTCATGTGTCTCATTAATTTCACAAGATATTGGTAAGATGCCGATTCAATTGAAGCGCCATGAAAAAGGTGTTTTGGTCAATGCAGATATACCAAGCAAATTTCGCGTATTAAAAAAGCCTAACCGGTTTCAAATTTGGCAGCAATTTAGTGAACACTGGACAACTTCATTGTTGTTACGTGGCAATACTTATGTGCTGAAACGCAGAGATATTTTTGGTGAAGTGACGGAGCTTGTTGTGCTCAATCCTGATCTTTGTAAACCGTTGATTGATGACAATGGAAATGTCTTTTACCAATTGGGTAACGATCGACTTACACAGACTGATTCGGTAGTAATACCAGCATCCGAAATCATCCATGACCGTATTAACTGTTTTTATCACCCACTTGTGGGACTAACCCCAATTATGGCGTGCTCATTGGCTGCGGGACAGGGTATTGAGATTCAGAGAAACTCTCGTAACCTTTTTCGTAATAACAGTCGTCCTTCAGGTGTTTTGACTACACCAGGATCTATCACTAATGAGAAGGCTGCGGAACTTCGTAAGCAGTGGAATGCAAATTATTCAGGTGCAAATCTTGGGGGTACTGCAGTACTTGGTGATGGGGTGACTTTCCAAACCATTACAGTAAGTGCGGCAGATTCTCAACTCATTGAGCAGTTAAAAATGACAGCTGAGATTATTTGCTCTGTCTTTCATGTTCCATTGTTTAAGGTCGGTTTAGGACCCACACCTACGGTTAAAATTTCAGATCTGAATGAAATTTACTATTCAGACTGTTTACAAAGCCCGATAGAAGCACGTGAAAACTTACTTGATGACGGACTAGGGCTTAAAGATAGTGGTTTGGAAGCATTTTTAGATATTAATGTGCTTATCCGTATGGATTCAACATCACAAATGGCACGCTTAAAAGAAGGTGTAGGCGCTGCAATCCTAACGCCTAATGAGGCACGTGTGGAGGTTGGGCTATTGCCGATTGTTGGTGGTGACACGGTTTACATGCAACAGCAAAACTTTTCACTGGAAGCACTTTCTAAGCGTGATCAGCGGGAAGATCCTTTTAATACAAGTTCAACCACTAAGGCTGACCAGAAACCACCTGATTTACCCGAAAATAACAGTGAAAAGTCGCTGTATAAGGGCGTATTTAAATCTGAAAGTCGATATGAAAAAGGTTGTTTTGTTACTCATAAAGGGTCTTTGTGGCACTGTGAAAAAGGTCATTCAGGTGAGTTTGACCATGAAAATTTCAAGCTAGCTCAAAAAAAATGGGGAGAAACATGAGTATCGTTGATTTAGAGGAAGTAAAACACCACTTACGGTACGACGATGACAGTAATGACACCTCCTTAAATGGATACATTGCTGCAGCTGAGTCTGTCATTAAGAATTACATCACAGACACTTTTGAAGCTGATTATCCCGCTGCTATTAAACAGGCCGCTTTACTGTTGATTGGTTATTGGGATCAATTCCGTAATGCTGAAGGTGATGCACCTGTGAACGGCAATTTCTTACCTATGCCAGTGCAGTCATTACTTTATCCATATCGTAAGCCGACGGCTATATAGGTGCTGTATGGGACAACGCGCAAGTGAGTTTCGGCATAGAGTTATGGTTCAAAGAAAAGGGGCTAATCGCGATGAGGATGGTTATCCCATTCCAGCGCAATGGTCTGATTATTTATCTTTATGGGCCAAGATTACACATCTGTCAGGCAGGGATTTAATCGCAGCCCAATCCAATCAATCAAAGGTTGTAGCTCGCATGAAAATTCGATATCGAGAAGATATCGACACAACAATGCGTGTTGTATACAAGGGTAAGCATTACGCCATTGATAGCCAGCCGCTTGAGGATATGAGCACTGGTTTTGAGTATGTTACTTTTCTTCTCTCACAAGGCACTGAGCAGCCTTAAGGTGGTTGTATGGTTGTGGAAGTGAAAATTAAAGGGATGGAGGACTTCTCCCAAAAAATTGAAAATTTAAGCAGCAACAGGACGGTTAAGCGTATTGCGAGAAAGGCTTCACGGCAAGCCATGAATGTTGTGCGGGACGCCGCTAGATCCAATGCAAAAATGATTGATGCGGGCTACACCAGCGAACAAATTTGGAAAAATATTGTTACTCAAGGTGGTAAGAGTCGAAATTCAAATGAAGTTAAATTCCGTGTTGGTGTGAAAACTGGTCCTGAGTTTTGGAGAATGAATAAGGGGATGTTTAGGAAGCAAGGTGGTAATACTGTCCGCCTAAAAAGCCCATATTACACCTACATCCCTAATGATACTCGTGATTGGTGGCTTATTGAATTTGGCACCATTAAAACTAAAGCGCAGCCTTTTATGACGCCAGCACTTGAAAATAATATAGATAGTGCAACAAGTAAATTTGCTGAGGTGTTCAATGCTGAGATTGATAAGGAATTGGCACCATGACCATTGAAATACCAAAAGTACTCAAGAGTGATGCGGATTTAGGAGGGCGTATTTACCCTAATCCAGCAGATATTGGAACTCCATTGCCTTATTTGGTGTTTCAAAATCTTGGCTCATCTCCCGCAAATACTATGGATTGTGGGGCAATCGATGAAAATAATAAGTATCAGTTTGTCGTTTGGCATGATGATATAAAAAAGGCTGAAGCAATTCGCCTAAGGGTGAGTAGGGTTTTGGAGGGTTTTGGCTTTTTTTATAATGGTAAGCACCCTGATATGCAGGATGAGGAAACCAAATTACATGGTCGTGGCTGGAGTATGAGTTACTGGTCAAGCAGATAATCAAATATGGAAAATTGAACAAAACACTAACTTAATTTCAATCAAGTGGATTAAAAAGCAAAAAGCCCGTGACTCGTAATCATGGGCTTTTTTGTGTTCACAACCTTACGGCAGAAGGAAGCAAACCATACATGAATTTTAACATCGGGGACTGGATAGTGAAAGCACTAGAACTCGTACAACAACACAAATCGGTAAGAATTTTTTGTTATTGGATTTTGTTAATCATTGCTTTGTTTCCATTAGCAAAGGTCATTGAGGCAACAGCAAAGCTAATAACAGCGATTCAATAAAACCAATTTTTTACACAGCGTCCGAAAGGGCGCTTTTTTATGCCAAAAAATTGAGGAGTAGCTACTCATGGCGCGTATTAAAGTTCAAAAATCACAGTTGTACTATGTGGATGGTGATGAGGTTATCGCTGTGCAATGTGCAAAAAACTTAACGCTCGGTAATGACACCGAAGAAGATATTGATGTGACATGCCTTGACGATGCAGATGATAACTTTGACCCAGGCAAAATGACACCAGGGGAAGGTACGCTCGGCACAGATTTTGATGATGAAAATGAATCGCACTTAAAGATTCTTGCGTTGTCCAAAACTGATCCACGTAAAAAAGTTATGTGGTATTTGGGTTCAAGCCACTCTGACGCGCCACCTACAATGACAGGTGGTGTTTTAGCCTTGCCACCTGATCGTGCATGGTGGGTGTTTGAGGGTTATTTAAAAGCACCTGAACGTACATTCGAAAAAGGGCAGTTTGTTGGTTATAACTACCCATTGAAACGTACCTCACGCATCAATGAAACAATGCGCACAATTCCTTAAGGGTAGGTTATGGCTAAGACATTAAATCTTAAAAAGTTGCGCAAAGTAACTCAAAGCTCAGCACCTGTTGAACAGATTGTTAAGTGGTCCGTTCTTGTCACTGAGCAGAACATTGATGAGCTTAAAGAACTTGTGGGTAAGCAAGAAATTCAAATTGATGAATTTCTTGAACTTGACGGGCAGGTTTTCATTAAGCGTCTAACATTTGAAGCTCAACAAGAGGTGTCCAAGGCTTTTGAATGGGATGTTGTGAAAGATCCAGAGAATCCTGAATTAAAAGGGATTGATGGAAAGCAGTTGGTGGCATCTCGTTTGGTTGGTTCCATTTGTGAAGATGAAAAAGGCACGCCTTTCTTTGAATCGATTCGAGAAGTTTACACGTCAGACCCTAGCTTTATTAACGCAATCTATGAAGCCGCAAATAAGGTTAATAATTTTACGGGAAAGTCACTGAAGAAGAGTTCGACGAAAACGAGTTCTGGTGCGAGCTCGTCCTCAACGGAATCGGTGGAAGAACAATCCAAGAAGCAAAAAACACCATAAGCATTTCTGAACTGCCAATGTGGAGGGCCTACCGTAAAAAGTATGGCCCTTTCTTTTTTGGAAGAAGAATTGAACAGGGGTTTGGTAATCTTATGGCGGCATATCTAGCTTCTAAAGGCGCTGAAAATGTGAGTGCGTATTCCTTTATGCCACATGAGAAGGAGCCTGAAGAAGTTGAATACAGTGTTGATGAGATGCTTGAAAAGGGCCTGTCCGCAGTTAAGTAATCCTCCTTCGGGAGGTTTCTTTTTGCTCTAAAAATTAGTATCTTGTTCTAAATTATAAATTTGGGGTAAGTGTGAAGTGAAGAAAATAATTTTATTGTCCTTTGTTTTCTTGATTATGGGATGTGAAAGCCAAGAGGAAAAAAAGGCCAAAAAAGATTTAGCTGTTAGCAGTTTTTCTGAAAAAGTTGTTAAGTTGGATTTAATAGACCCTACGTCGGCTGAATTTACTAATCAAAAAGGCTTTTGTGGAGAGGTTAATTCTAAAAATAGAATGGGTGGATATGTTGGAAAGGTTAGATATATTGTTATAGACCCAAAAACCGTTCTTTTTGAAAATGAAAATAATATTGCGAACCAGCAGTTTGCAATTGCTTGGTCGGAGGTTTGCAATAAAGAACCTGAGTTTAATGAGAAAGGGGAATTAATACCACCAAAGTTCAAGGTTCCAGAACCAAAATATAAAAAGGCAGAATATAGTTTTTCAGATAAACATGCTACAGCAACCCCATCAAGTTTAACATTTGGTGAGAACTTCAAGTACATATATCCAATCTTAAGAATAGGGTGCGAGGATGGTGGAACAACAGTAACTTTATGGTCTCAGAGAAATTTATCTCATGAAAATGATGGATATGTTGCTGTCGAGACAAATAAGACTAAAGAGCTTAGGTTAATTAAGGTGAATAGTCGAGAAGATTGGCAGGAGTTTGGAGTTAATCAAGAATTAAATAAGCTAATTAAATCATCTGATAAATTAAAAATCTTTTTTAAAGCAAGTGGTGGTGATTTATCTCTTCAAGAATATGATTTGATTAAATTAAAAGAGGGAATGAGGCAGCAGCAGAATGATTGTGGTTGGGGGAATTTTTGAAATCTAAATTATTCTGATGGGTTTTACCATGAAAAATTTAAATCCCATAGCTTCTAATCACTGGGTTTTCAATCAAATCTTTTTGCGAACATAATATTTAATGCATAAGCGCCCAAGGGCGCTTTTTTTTCGCCTGAGGAAAAGTTATGGCAACAGCTTCACTGGGTAGACTAACCCTTGATTTAGTCGCAAAAATTGGCAATTTTACTGAGCCTATGACTAAGGCAGAACGCCATGCAAAGAACGCAAGCAATAATATTGCAGACAGTTTTGGTATTGCTAGTGTTGCAGCGAAAGCACTGGGTGTGGCTGTTGCAGGTATCTCTGTTGGTGGTGTTGTTTCATTTGCCAACCAAACCATGAATGCTGGTAATGAAATTAAGAAATTCTCACAGCTTGCCAATAGTTCTACACGGGATTTTCAGTATTTTGCTAAAGGTGCTGAAACGGCAGGGTTTAGCATGGAGAAATTCGCCGACGTCAATAAAGATGTTTTAGACCGCTTGGGTGAAGTGTCTCGCGGTGAAGGCGAGATGATGGATTTCTTTGAGAGAATTGCGCCTAAAATTGGTGTAACAGCAGCTCAATTTAAGAATTTAAGTGGCCCTGAAGCGTTGCAGGCTTATTACAATGGCTTGCAGAAAGCGAATTTAAGTCATGCGGAGCAAGTCACCTACATGGAGCAGCTTGCTAATGATGCTTCTATGTTGATTCCACTTCTTAAAAATGGCGGTGAAGGCTTTCAAAAATGGGGTGATGCTGCGGAGCGCATGAACGCGCTTATGTCTGATGAGATGATTGCAAATCTTGCTTTGGCTAAAGAAAACGTTCAGCTTTTAAACTTACAGTGGGAAGGTGCTAAAAACACATTAATCAATGGCTCTATGCCTGCAATACAAGCGACCATTGATAATATGGATGCGCTAACTAATGTGACAATGATTGCAGGTGCATACCTTGCAGGTTCTTATATTCCAACTCTAGCAATCGCAACAAAGGGGATTGTTACAGATACGGTTGCAAAAATCAGCAATATCGCTTCTACACGTGCAAAAACCTTAGCAGATTATGAAGTTGCTAAGTCAAATTTAGCCGCTACAGCAGCAATGGTTCGCGCAATGGGTGTGACTAATGCACAGACAGCAGCAATGATGACAAATGCGCGAGCTGCGTATCAGCAAGCAGCTGCTGCTAAAGCAACCATGTTTGCGGGTTCTGGATTGTTGGGTGTTTTAGGGGGACCGGTTGGCCTAGGAATAACAATGGCCAGTGTGGCCGCAGGCTACCTACTAATGAAAGATGGCGCTGAGAAAGCCACCGCTTCGATTGATATACAGGGAAAATCGGTTGCTGATTTGGTTGTTAAATATAGAGAGTTAAATACTCTTCAGCGTGACAATGAAACAAAGGCTTTAGCGGATCAAGTTGAAGACTTGGGGCTTAAATATCGAGTAGCATCATCTGACTTATATTCCTTCATGGAAGCTTTACCAATTTCTGATGAAAAAATAGCAACTTTTATGAAATTAAATAGCGAACTATCACAGGGGCGAATCAGCAGTAACGAGTATTACGAAGCTGTTAAAAATGTGAATATTTTAACTGATTCTCAGCTCAGTAAGGTTCGTGGATTGGTAGGTGGGTATGTTAAGGCAAAGAACAAGTTTAATGAGGCTGAAACAGCACAAGATGCTTTAGCAAACTCCATGGGGAGCACTACCCAAAAGGCTAAAGAGCAAGCTGTAGAAGTAGCAGGACTTAGTGAGGAAATAAAAAAACTCCTCAGCACCAATAATGAAGAATTTTTAAAAAACACTTCTTTGAATGCCATGATTGGAAGAGGAGCTGACCCTAAACTAGCTAATTATTTCTATGAGGCACGTAAGGCACAAGGAATTCTCGGAACATCGAAAATGCTTAGCGAGGATGTTAGAAAATCGGTATTAGCTCGCTATAACTCTGAGATTGGGTTAAATAAAACTCTTGAAGAGCGTGCAAAAATTGAGGAGAGAAACAAGAAACTTATTGAAGCACAGGGCGATGCAATGAAGGTGAATGCTTTAGTTGCATCTAATGCGGCTAGAGCTAATGCGGAGGATTTAGAGGCGGCAAAAAATTTACCTAAAGGATTATTATCTGCTGTAAACATGGTTGAATCCCCTAAAAGCAACAGCGCTACCAGTAGGGCTGGAGCTGGTGGGCCAATGCAATTCATGCCTGCAACAGCAGATCGCTATAAAGTTGATATTAAAAGCGTAGAGTCTAGTTATCGCGGAGCATCAAATTATCTAAAAGACTTGTTAAAGATGTTTGATGGTGATCTTGAAAATGCGCTTAGAGCTTACAACTGGGGCGAAGGAAATATGCAGAACTATTTAAAATATGGTTCTGGCATGAAACCACTGGGCAATAATAAATTTCAAAAGGGCTACTTCCCAAATTACCCAATGCCTAGAGAGACTCGTGAGTATTCAGGTAAGGTGATGGGCTTCATGGGTGGTGCAAGTGGAGTTTCATTCACAGAGGGTTATTCTTATGATGACTGGCTTAAAGAGCAGGAAAAATTCTCAATTGAGCGTGAAAGACGTGAAAAAGAGCAAGCTGCCAAACAATTAGACCTTGCCAATGCTGTAGCTACAGAGAAAGTTCGCATTAACACCAAGCTGGCACAAGATATTAAAAGTATTGAGGAGGCTGGTTTTCCAGAGTCTGAGTCTAAAAAACTGATTGCGGAGTACCAGCGCCGTGCTGATATTGATATTCAAATTGCTGACGCTGCGCAAATTGATAAATTATCCAGTTTTTCTGATTACACCAAGTCTGAAGAGCAGTTGCTTAATGAAAGTTATGCCCGCCGACAGCGCGATTTGAAACTTGATATTAGCTTGACTATTGGGGCATACACCGAAGCATCGGCTCATATTGAAAAGCAGCGTGTTATGGAGCTATCTGCTTTACAAATTTCTCAACAGAAACAGATGCTTGAAGTTAAAAAAACTTGGATGTCTGCCGCAGATTATGCTCGTGATTACTACGCATTAGTTAGAGAAGAAATTCTAAACACTGCTAGTTATTCGCCTGAGATGAAAGAGGCTTTAACAGTTCAATCATATCGAGATGAAGGTGAAGATCGGGATGCAGCGCTTCAGGATTACTACAGTGCAACAGGTGTAGATACTGAGTTGGAGGATGCGCTGGCAGCTAGAAATAGCGCAATTCAAGCGGCTTATGAATGGGGAATTGTCTCTCAAGAGCAATATCATCAAGACATGCTGAATAGTGAGCGTGATTACCAGCAAGCAAAGGTGAACATGCAACTACAATTCGGGCAAAGTTACGTGTCAGGTGCAGCTGGTGTCATGGCACAGGTTTTGGGTGAAAACTCGAAAGCATATCAAGCTATGTTTGCAATGCAAAAAGCAATGGCGATTGCTCAAGTCATGATGAACGCACCGACAACATTTTCCAATGTCTATGCCTCCGTGTCTCAGATTCCATATGTAGGTTGGGTTATGGCTCCAGTGGCAGCAGGTGCCGCAGTTGCATTGCAATTGGCACAAGCAGCAACAATCGGTTCGGTTTCATTCAATCCGGTGGGTATGGCCCACAACGGTATCGACAACATTCCAAAAGAAGGCACATGGCTTCTTGATGGTGGTGAGCGTGTATTGAATCCACAGCAGAATAAAGATTTAACTCGTTACTTATCTGAAAAACAGCAACGGGAAGAATCACAATCAGTTGTGGCACAGCAGCCAGCGCAACCAATCTATAACATTCAAGCCTTAGATGGGAAGAGTGTTGAGCGTGTATTGAAAAAGCACAATCGCCATGTTGCTGGCAGTATGAAGGGCTATGCGAGAAACTTTGGGAGATAAAGTATGTCTGATGTGTTATTCCCCGATGTCTGCATCGGGTATGACTTTGTAAAAAAGCCGATGTTCAATACCAAAATTATGACATCAGTAAACGGTCGGGAGCTTCGAGCGAGTTATCAAGCTGTGCCGAAATATGAAATCTCGCTCTCATTGCCTATTCTGCGAGAATCAAAAAGAGAGATTCAAAAAATTGAGGATTTCTTTATTGCTCGTCGCGGGGCATTTGATTCGTTCCTGTTCAAAATGCCTTGGGACAATGAATATGAATGCACCTTCAATGGTGACGGCACAACGACTTCATTCCAACTGTATAAAGGTCAGTTGCCATTGGGAAATACCGAAACATTTGAAACAGAAGATCCATTGATGTGGGATGAAGATTTGGACAAGCCCATGTGGACAGATCTAGAGGCACGGATGTGGGACATGCAATATGGCGTTTCAAAAAATGGAGTCTTAACGTTGCCAGCACCTTTGGCTGCAGGTGACAAGGTAACAGTAAAAGGCACATTTTATTATCGTTGCCGATTTGCTGATGATGGCCAAGCTTTTACGCTGTTTAGTTATCGTTTATGGAAAGGTGAAGTTACTTTAATCGGATCTTTGGGAAATAAAGTATGAGAGCAGCTTCTGCAAAACTAATTGCGTTACTTGATGCTGATCAGTTTGTGATGGCGGATCTCTACACCATCACCACTGTTCAAGGTGATGAATTCCGATATACGAATTATGACTTTGATTTGACTGTTGCAGGTCAAACATATAGTTCGAGTGGTCCAATCATCAGTCGTGAAGGAATTAGTCTGTCACTCGGTATTGAAGTTGATAATTTATCGATCAGCATTGATTGTATTGATGATAATGAATGGAACGGCATCAATGTCGTTCAAGCGTTTCATAATGGCCAATTAGATGGTGCTCGATTTAAGTTAGAGCGCATATTTATGGATATGAATAAACCAACGGACACCAGTGCCGGCACCATCAAATTGTTTGAAGGTCGAATCATTGAGCCTGACTTAGATCGTAATTCAATTCAAGCCAGTGTTGCATCAGATCTGGATGAATTGAACGTACAAATGCCGAGAAATCTGTATCAGCCAAGTTGCACGAATACACTGTTTGACAGTGCATGCGGTCTATTGCGTCAAAACTTTATGGTGCAAACGACAATTGAAGCGGGCAGTACACCAGCTCGAATTTTATGCCAAGTGAATCAGCCACAGGGTTGGTTCACGCAAGGCGTAATTGAGTTTTTAGACGGTGGCAATGCTGGTCTAAAACGGACGATTCGCATGCATGAATCAGGTGCTTTGTTATTGACTTTGCCATTGTTGGAAGCACCGAAGGCAGGGCAACGAATCAAGGTTTATCCTGGATGTGATAAACGTTTGGAAACATGCCAAAACCGTTTCGATAATTTCGCTCGTTTCCGTGGTGCGCCTTTTATTCCAGTACCAGAAACCGCAGTTTAAACAGATTTAACATCATTCATTCCATACCCGCTATATGCGGGTTTTTTTATGGGGTTAGAAAAATGCCTTTACCAAATATTCTTGAATTTATTGGTACGAATGTGACTCAAGCAAAGTTTAAAGTTGCTTTAGAAAAATTATTAAGCTACCTAAGTGTTGAGGGTGCAACAAAAGTTGAACTGAGTGCTGCAGTAACACCAAAAGCTGATAAAACTTATGTCGATAATGCGTTAGGACAATTTCAATCAGGTTCGAGTAAGTTCTATGCAACGCTTGCGGAAGCAAATGCAGACATTGCGAATATTATGCCCAAACTTACAACTGATACTGTTAAAGACTTGGTTAATGTTGGTGAAGTTGCTAATGGTGGGGTTTGGTATAAAGCCAGTAGTTCCGCTACAA